GAACTGATGAATGAAGATTTTTTTGGATTACGAAAAATGTCAGTTGATGCTAATGACCTCGGTTTGATTGACCGTATCAATCTTTACACTAAAGCCGGAACTCAGTATTCGATTGAGTTTACTGATGAAGAGCGAGAGTGGGTTGAAAAAGTTGAAAGAACTGAAACATGGGAAGATGTCGTTGAAGTTACCGATGCTCTTTATGAGTGGTGTAAAGAAAACGAATCTGAGACTGATAACAGTTACGGTGATTTCGATGAAAATGAAGATGAAGATGATGAAGATGAATGGGAAGAATCTGAAGAAGATGAAGAAAATACTTCTCCTATTGGTCCTGGCAAAGATAATTCGGATGATGATTCCGAAAAGTCAGAAGAAAATAAAACCAAACCTTCCTCTAAATCAAACGAAGATTCTACTGAAGAAAAAGATGATTCTGAAAACATTTCAAACAATTTTGAAGGTGGGAAAAGTGACCCATTCAGTGATACCAGAGAAAATTTTGCTAGTGGTAACGAACCAACTTCAATGACTGATGATAATTTTCGTGACAGAGAAGAAGAAATGTCAGATATGAGTGACCGCGTTAGTATTCCTCGATATCTGACTTTTCCTAAAATCAATACAGATGCAATTGTTGTTGACCATAAAGTTATTCACGAAGAATTGAACAACTATTATAATGGAGCTGAAGGTTCTGTTGACACTGGAAACGAAATGTTGAAAAAGTTCAAGACCAATAATGGTAAAATGATTAGTTACATGGTCAAAGAATTTGAAATGAAGAAAGCTGCTGATATTCATCGTAGAGCACATACCTCTAAAAAAGGTACACTTGATATGAACAAAATTCACGCTTACAAATATAGTGATAATATTTTTCGTCAAATCACAAACTTACCAGAAGGTAAGAATCATGGTATGGTGATGTTCATAGATTGGTCTGGTTCGATGCATAGTTACATGAAAGACACTATTGAACAGTTGATAAACTTGACTATGTTTTGTCAGAAAGTTCAGATTCCTTTTGAAGTATATGCTTTCACTGACCACTACCGAGATTATAATTGTGGTGGTAATAGAAATAATCATCCAAGTTGGTCTAGAAGAAGTGAATATAATTATGATGAAACTTCTGCTGGAAAGAAAATATCAAACTACAAGAAAAACGATATGACAATCAGTCAACACTTACGTCTGATGACATTGTTTTCTTCTAAAATGAATAGTCGAGAATTGACAACAGCATACAGAAACATATTGTTGGTTAGTGAAACATTTTCAAATTATTATGGTTATAGAGACAGACCTTACTACGGAGCTCCTAACAACTTTTCTTTGAGTGGAACTCCATTGGATGCTACAATTCTTTGTGCTAAAACAATTATTCAAGAATTTAAGACTAAGACAAAAGCTCAAATTGTCAATGTAGTGTTTCTCACTGATGGTCAAAGTAATCGTCATAATGAATTTCTTAATACCGATGGTCGTACAAGTCATGTAGATCGAAGTAATTTACATATTGATGATCCTGTAACTAGAACAAGAGTTTATCCTAATAGAGAAAATGGAAAACTAATGGATACAACTTCAATTTTCCTTTTAGCACTCAAAAAACAATTGGGAATAAATCTTCTTGGATTTTTCTTGACTTCTGGAACTGGTAGAAGAACTGCTGGAAATATGGCTTACATAATGGAAAGATATCCACTAGATGAAGAAGTTTCCAAGTTTCGTAAAGAAAAGTTTTTGATTGAGACAAAAACTTCTTATGATGAACTCTACATTATTAATACAAAAGGTCTTCAGATTGATGAAGTAGACCACATGGATGCTGTTGAAGTCGGTTCGACTAAAGCACAAATCCGAAGAGCATTGAAAAAGAACACTAGCGGTAAATTACAGAATCGTATGTTACTCAATGCATTTATCAAAAAAGTTGCTTGATGTGAAGAAAAGACTTGACAAAGAGTCGATGATTTGATATAATATAAGTATGGAATGAGAAAAGATGACTTTTCTCTTATTGTGAAACCCTCCCACACGGAGATTATTTGTTATGAAAAAAATTAAACTGTCCCCCGCAAAAGTAAAATTTGTGAAATGTGCTCAATCTCTATACGGAGAAGAGTCTGTCATTTCTAAAAAACAAGTTCAAGTTGTGACTAGTGATCACGATTTGGGTTTACCAAGTTGGTTTACACGTTCTCCTTTTACAGTTGAACGCGGTATGTATAAACTTCCCAATTTGGATGGAAATCTAGATATCGAAGTTACAACTATTCCAACTGTAACCGAATCTAGTTCAGAAAGTTTAGTTTCTTATGCTAAACCAGCAGAAAGAGAAACACCAAAAATGATTTCAAACGTTATTGAATTTCCTAAAAATCCTGAATCTTATGTTCCCGCTAAAGTTGGTGGATATGTAAAATTTGGTCATTACAATGATGTGAAAACTATCAAAAAAGCTGGTAGTTTTTATCCTATCTTCATTACTGGTTTGTCTGGAAACGGTAAAACTATGATGATTGAACAAATCCACGCGGAACTAAAACAAGAACTTCTCAGAGTCAACATTACTATTGAAACTGATGAAGATGATTTGATTGGTCATTACGCTCTTATTGATGGTAGAACAGTCTGGCAAGACGGACCTGTTGCAATAGCAATGGAACGTGGTGCAACTCTTCTTCTGGATGAAGTCGATTTAGCATCAAACAAAATTATGTGTCTACAACCTGTGCTGGAAGGCAATCCACTTCTTATCAAAAAAGAAGGCCGAGTGATTCGTCCTAAAGCCGGTTTCACAGTTATGGCAACTGCTAACACTAAAGGTAAAGGTTCAGAAGATGGACGCTTTATCGGAACTAACATTTTGAACGAAGCTTTCCTTGAGAGATTTCCAATCACTCTAGAACAAGAGTATCCTACCATAGCAACTGAGAAAAACATCATAAACAAATTGATGGAATCTCTTGGATGTTCTGATAAAGAGTATGCTACTAAACTGGTTGATTGGGCAGACTTGATTCGTAAAACCTTTTACGATGGTGGAGTTGATGAAATTATCTCTACCCGCCGATTGGTTCATATTGTAAATGCTTTCTCAATCTTCAAAGATAGAATGAAAGCAATCTCAATGTGTGTTGCTCGTTTCGATGACCAGACCAAAGACACTTTCATGGATTTGTATTCCAAGTTAGATGAAACTGTCAGTCTGGAAGAACCTGAAGAAGTGAAACCAGTAATCGAAGAAGTTGAAGATTACTCATAATATATAACATAGGGTGTTGTTCAGGTGACCAACATCCTATTATCATATCTAGTGAATTATAATGGAGAATTATGGAAGTTAAAATGCCTGTCGAGGAATTGCGAGAAAATAAAATAATGGTTTGTACACCGATGTATGGTGGAATGTGTTCTGGAATGTACTCCAAAGCATGCGCTGACCTTGCTACTGTATCGACAAAGTATGGAATGGATTTGAAGTTCTTCTATCTTTTCAATGAGTCGTTGATTCCAAGAGCAAGAAATTATTTGGTTGATGAGTTTATGAGAAGTCATTATACTCATTTGATGTTCATCGATGCTGATATACACTTTGACCCGAATGACGTATTGACACTTGCTGCTCTTAACAAAGATATTATTGGCGGACCTTATCCTAAAAAATGTATTGCTTGGGAAAAAGTTCGGAATGCTGTTGATTCTGGATTAGCAGATGAAGACCCGAATGTATTAGAAAAATATACAGGAGATTATGTTTTCAATCCAGTAGAAAACACACACAAAATACAAATATCTGAACCTGTTGATACGTTAGAAATCGGAACAGGGTTTATGATGATTAAGAAACAAGTATTCTTGGATTTCAAAGAAGCATTTCCACAATTTAGTTACAAACCAGATCACAATCGTTCTGAACATTTCAAGGGTGATAGAAACATCCATGCTTACTTTGATACTGTAATTGATTCAGAAGCATATCTTGGTAGTGTGTCTGGTGGCAGTGATCGATATCTTTCAGAAGATTATTTCTTTTGTCAATTTGCTAGAAAAATGGGATACCAAATATTTCTTTGCCCGTGGATGGAACTTGGACATATGGGTTCATACGTTTTTACTGGTTCAATGTCAAGTTTAGCAAACCTTGAATTTGCATCACATGGAGCAGATTCAGATAAAGTAAGTAATCATTCAAAAAGAAAACGAAATAATGGAAAATCCAAGAAGAAACGAAAATGAAGTTGACTATGTTTTCGATGAGGGTAAGTATTTAAGTGAAATTTGGGATGCAATTGATAAAACCTATATCTCACATTATGCTCAAAACAAAATACAATCAACAGAGTTTATTGCTGATTCGGGACACGGAGAAGGGTTCTGTATCGGAAATATAATTAAGTACGCTCAACGTTATGGTAAGAAGGGTGGATTTAATAGAAACGACTTGACAAAAGTCGCACATTATGTTATTATTATGTTATACTTACATGATAATTATTACAACCGTGAATCTCAAGGAGAACACAATGAAGTTAAGTGAAAGCACCGTATCGTTCCTGAAGAACTATGCTAACATCAATCAAAGTTTAGAGTTTCGTGAGGGTAGTACTCTCAGAACTGTATCCCCTCTAAACACAATTCTAGCCTCTGTTGAAATCGGAGAAGATTTCCCTAAGACGTTTCCAATTTACGAACTGAATCGTTTTCTTGGAACTCTTTCTTTGTTCAAAGACCCTGAACTAGATTTTTCCGAAAGTAGTGTATCCATAAAAGATGGTAGTCACGAATCGACATATCATTATTGTGGTAGTAGTTCAATGTTTCAGACTCCACCTGAGAAAGAAATAGACTTTCCAGATGCAGAAGTTTCTTTTGAGTTGTCAGAAGACATTTTCAAGAAGACCATCAATGCTGCTAACACTCTTGGTTTACCAGAAGTTGTTGTTGAAGGTGATGGAAAAGAAATCTATATTCTTGTATCCGATACTGGAAACGTAACATCAGATTCTTTTTCGACTGTTGTTGGTTCTACCGATAAGACTTTCCGTATGATATTCAAACTGGAAAATCTCAGTAAAATAATGGAAGGCACTTATGATGTTCGCCTTTCCTCTAAAAGAATATCACATTTTAAACGTCAATCTGATACTCTAAACTATTGGATTGCTCTTGAAGCGAACTCATCTTATGATGAGTAATTTGATTATAATTTATATTATGAAAGTGAAATATTATGGCAAAAGATTCCTTATTGTGGGTCGAAAAGTATCGTCCCTCTACAATCTCAGAGTGTATACTATCCGATAGTATCAAGGGAACATTATCCGATTTAACTAAAGAAGGTAAAGTTCCTAATCTGTTGCTCTCTGGTTCAGCAGGAGTTGGTAAAACAACTGTTGCTCGAGCATTGTGTGAGCAAACCAATTCCGATTACATTATCATCAATGGTTCTGATGAGGGTAGAATGATCGATACTCTCAGAACTAAGATGACACAATTTTGTTCTACCACATCTTTATCTGGAAGTTCAAGAAAAGTTGTTATCGTTGATGAAGCAGACTACTCAAATCCCGATTCTGTTCAACCAGCAATGAGGGGTTTCATTGAGAAGTTTGCTGATAACTGTTCTTTCATCTTCACTTGTAACTACAAAAATCGTATTATTGAACCGATACATTCCCGATGTGCGGTTGTCGATTTTGTTCTATCCAAAGATGAAAAACCTGAGATAGCATCTAAGTTCATGGAAAGATGCGAACACATTCTCAATTCCGAAAATATAGAACATGATAAGAGAGTTATAGCAGAACTTATCAACAAACATTTTCCTGACTTTCGTAGAGTAATCAACGAACTTCAAAGATATTCATCCTCTGGAAATATTGATTCTGGTATTCTAGCAAATATTGGTGAATTGAACTTAGACCAATTGATTTCTTCTTTGAGAGAAAAGAACTTTCAGAACATGAGAAAATGGGTCGCTACTAATGTTGACAATGACCCTGCTACTGTCTATCGTAAAATCTATGACAAACTATATGAAGTATTGGAGAAATCATCCATACCACAAGCGGTATTGATTATTGCTAGTTATCAATACAAATCCGCTTTCGTAGCAGACCAAGAGATTAACTTGGTTGCTTGCCTGATTGAACTGATGGCTGAATGTGAGTTTGTATGAGCCCATTTGACTTCATAAAACAAATCAATCATGGTAAGAAGAATCTGATTGATGAAACACCCATTCTAGAAAAAGAATATGTTCCTTTCATCATAAATCGTGGTTTGAGTTTCAATCACGATACGGCTCTCTATGCTAATGAAATGAATGTTATGAACCACCTTGATCCAAAACTTCAATTTGACTTTTTACTAAATACAATTAGACCCAAAAAGAGATGGGGTAAATGGATTAAACGCGAAAATAATGATACTCTTGAATTAATTAAGAAGTATTATAGTTGTAGTTACGAAAAAGCAAGAGACTATTCTACATTGCTTGATGACTCACAACTTGACATTATTCGACAAAATATTGAATTAGGTGGTTTGAAAGGAACAAAATGAGTGAAACTATCATCCAATCGATGATTGAAGTTACATTAAAAGAACCCGATGATTTTCTCAAAGTAAGAGAAACCCTCACAAGAATCGGTATTGCATCACGCAAAGAAAAAACATTATTTCAATCTTGTCATATTCTCCACAAACAAGGAAAATATTACATAGTACATTTTAAAGAACTCTTCGCACTAGACGGAAAGACATCTAATTTTTCTGAGAACGATGAAGCTCGTAGAAATACGGTTGCTAACTTGCTTTCGGAATGGGAATTGATATCTCTCGTAGTGCCAGATAAATCAGCAGAACCTACAGTTCCATTGAGTCAATTAAAGATTCTTTCTTTCAAAGAGAAAGAGGAATGGGAGTTGACACCCAAATATAATATAGGAAACAAAAAGGAAGCTGATGTCGAGAATGACGAGTGATTTACATTTTTACAGAACAGACCCAGCAGTAAACGAACCTATTCGTGCTACAACAGGCTCTGCTTGTTTTGACTTGTGTTCATTTTTACCAGAGAATTCAGAAGTAAACATATACATGAATTCTCATGAACAACTAGACAAGAGAATCAGAAAAGTAGTAGATGGAAAAATTCAAATTAATCCTCACGAAAGAGCATTAATTCCTACAGGATTAATTTTTGATATTCCAAAAGGATTTTCGGTTCGTTTATATCCACGGTCAAGTCTTGCTCTCAAACAAGGATTGACACTTGCAAACAATGTGGGCATTATAGATTCTGATTATGTTGAACCAGTTTACATGATGGTTTACAACATAAGTGGATACCAACAATTTGTATTCGATGGAATTCGTATATGTCAAGCTGAACTTGTTCATGAACTATCGTATATGATATTTCAAACTGATGTTCGTCCAGAACAAAAAACCGATAGAGATGGAGGATTTGGTTCAACCGGAAAGGAATAGTTTTGGCTTACATTCTAAACAAATGGACAGTTGCTACTGTGCAGGTAATTTATTATATACCAGATTATCTGCACATAGTGCAAGAATTCATGTGGCAGACAGAAGACCAAGTTCCAGACTATCCAAGAATCGAAAAATTCCTAGACTATTGGGATAAGAATATTGACGG